TTACCAATACGACTTCGGCCGCATCATCACCAACCAGGTGCTATTTGCGCTCAGCACAGCCGACCTAGAACGTCAGGCTGTTACCGCAGGCAACGCCACCTACTCAATTACCTGCACGTGGATTGCTCAGGGCGATCTTGAGGATTACCTGGGCTACACATTCACGAACCCCAGCGCCGACCTGGACATTGCCACGATGGCTGTAGGTGCAGCCAACGCATTCGGTTACCGTCGCAGGCAAGAGTCCGGTTACTTCGATAGCCCCAGCACAGTGCCCGGCCTTGATGTCAAACTAGGCACGACACAGTACGCAGCCATTCTGTACCGCGAGAAGGGCAGCGTCGAAGCCCTGGCATCATTTGACCCATTGGCTACTGGTGGCCCGGTGGCAGGCAACTTCGGTCAGATTATGCGCCTGCTAGGTGTCAATAAACCGCGGGTGGCCTGATGCCTGGCATGTTCGCTGAGGGCTACAGCCAATTGGTTACCAAATTGCAGACGATCACCGGGCTGCGCGTATTCGATGACCCACGCACACTGAATCCACCATGCGCGCTGGTCGAGGCACCGAGCATCACAATGCACACCAATGTGCAATCCGAAATGGAATACCGCGTGGTGATCATCGCCCAGGGCACTGGCGACAAACGAGTATTGACGACATTGCTTGATTTGGCTGATTTGATTAGGGCAGCAAAGATTGGGCTTACGTCAGCCCGGCCAACCACGATCAGTTATGGCGGCCTCGATTATGCCGCGTATGAACTGACAATCAACACCAAAGTAGTGCCATAAAGCTACTAGACTGCCAACAGGCTTGCAGCGAGCCTCCATCCAAAGGAGTTTCGCTACATGGCAACTGCAACGACATACCTGGCCTCCCCCACGTTCGGCATCGGCCCAAACCTTGCTGGCATCAAAGACCTGACCGATCAGTGCAAATCAGTGGTCATCACCAAGTCGCGTGAATCACTCGATGCAACTTCATTCGGTGTAACTGGTCGCCAGTACGTGGGCGGCTTGACCAACGTCACCGTGACGGCAACGCTGCTCATGGAGTACAGCGCCACGCCCGGCACCTATGTCGATCTAACTGCATTGGTAGGCACCAATGTGTACGTCGCAGTCAAGCCGACCAGCGCTGGTATCAGCGCCACGAACCCAGAGTTTCAGATTACGGGTGGGTATTTGGAATCACTGGATTTGGTCAATGCCAGCCTCGGTGAGTTGTCAGAAGTCGAGATAGTTATCACAGGCGGCACCCTCGTCGAAGATGTGACCGCATGAAATTGACCCTTGAGGTGTCCTACAAGACACCAGCAGCGGAATCGGTCACAGACACGGTTACGACAACGATTGCGACCGTTGCTGCGTGGGAACGCAAGTTCAAGCGTCGCGTCAGCGATCTACAGGCTGGTATCGGTGTCGATGACTTGATGTTTATGGCATGGCACCAACTGACCGTGACCAAAAAAGAATCACGCGATTACGACGCATGGCTTAACACCGTTGAATCATTTGACGTGCAAGAGGTCGCGCAGACAAACCCTACGGAATCGGCAGCATCCGCAGACAGTTAGCGGAGTTGCTGTACGTGACTGGCTACTGGCCGCCCGATGTACCGTTCGACCAGGAGGATTTGGCGACCGTTCAACTAATCGCAAAGAAGGCCAATCGTGCCCACTGAAACACGCATTGAGATTTACGGTGTCAAAGAGGCACTGAAAGAACTAAACAAGATTGCGCCTACGTTGCGCCGACAAATCACCAAAGATTACAAGAAGGTCGTTGCACCAGTTATCAAGGAAGCACAATCGATTGTGCCGACGCTTGCCCCGATGACTGGTATGGAAGGCGGCTGGAAAACCAAGAGCGGTTACGAGATGCTGCCTGCTAGCGGCTGGACTGGAATCAAAGCACGAACCATGTATTCGGCTCGAATCAATACGCGCCGGGTCAAAGAGTTCCGAGGCAACCTAGAAAACGTGGGCACATTCAGCATCACATTCAAGGGCTTGATCAACACCGTGTTTGATATTGCAGGCCGAAAGAGCAGTGGCACCGTCAATCAATTCAGCCGCGTTGGTTCACACGGCAAATTGGTTGGCACAGTCGGCGGCCCACAAATGATCGCAGTGTTGAATAGTCGATACAACCGAGGCTCGCGCACACTATGGCCATCATTTGAACGCAACCGCAACGAAGTTGAAAAACAAATGACGCAAATCGTCGAGGATGTCATGAAACAGGTTGGCCGTAATCTCGTCTCCAATCAAGGTTCGTAGGATTGACGTATGGCTGTCTCATTACCTATCGTCTCCGAGTTTGACAGCAAGGGCATCCAGAAAGCCATCAATGAGTTCAAGAGCCTTGAAGGTGCCGGCCAGAAAGCACAATTCGCACTCAAGAAGGCAGCCATCCCGGCTGCAGCCGCCATTGCAGGAATTGCAGCAGCCGCAGTACCAGCGGTCAATGCGGCCAGCGATCTCAACGAAACCATCAGCAAGACCAACGTAATTTTCGGTGAAGCGGCTAGCGAAGTTCAAGCATTTGCAGACAGCGCAGCCACATCACTCGGACAGACACGCCAGCAGGCGCTCGATGCCGCAGCCACCTTTGGCACGTTCGGCAAGGCAGCCGGGCTGACCGGGCAAGAACTGGCATCATTCAGCACCGACTTCACTGCCCTGGCATCAGACCTAGCATCGTTCAATAACACCAGCCCACAGGATGCCGTATTGGCGCTTGGAGCGGCGCTGAGGGGCGAAAGCGAGCCGCTGCGCCGATATGGCGTATTGCTGTCTGCCGATGCTGTAGCGGCCGAGGCGCTGGCTCTGGGCCTCGTTACCACGACTGTCAACCAAGACAAAGTGAACATCGCACTTCAGAAAGCCGATATTGCGCTGACCAAACACAATGAAACAGTCGCCAAGTATGGCGAAGGTTCGATGGAGGCAGCCAAGACAGCGCTGCAACTTGAGCAAGCCGAAAACTCGTTGAACACAGCGCTTGAGGGCACCACCGACAAATTGACAGCCCAGCAAAAGACACTGGCCACTCAGTCGTTGATCATGAAGGCGACGACCGATGCCCAGGGCGACTTCGAGCGCACCAGCGACGGTCTGGCCAACAGCCAACGCATCCTCACTGCACAATTCAAGGATTTGCAAGCCGAACTTGGCCAAGTGCTATTGCCAATCGTCGAGAAAGCCACACAATTGCTGAGCGGTCTTACGGGGGTAATGTCTGCCAATAAAGACATTGTGACAATCCTGATCGGTGTAATCGTTGGCCTGTCAGCAGCAGTGTTGGCTGTCAACGCTGCAATGAAGGTGTATCAAGCCACGTTGATTGTCGTAAAGGTTGCCCAGGCTGCGCTGAACTTTGTGATGAGCGCTAACCCAATCGGCATCGTTATCATTGCGATTGGTGCTTTGGTGGCCGCGTTTGTCATTCTTGAAAAGAAGTTTGGTGTCGTCAGCACAGCAATGAAGTTCCTTAGTGACGCATTCAAGAACTACATCATTGATCCATTGGTATCAATCTTGAGTCTTGCTGGTCGAGTAGCAGACGCAATCGGCAAAATCGCAAATGTCGGCGGTTCAGTCGCTGGCGCTGTCGGTGGATTGATTGGCAAGATTCCAGGGCTTGCTGATGGCGGCATCGTTACCGGGCCCACATTGGCTGTCGTCGGTGAAGCCGGGCCTGAAGCCGTCATTCCGCTTGATCGAGCGCACGGCATGGGCAGTATCACTATCAACATTCATAGCCAGGTTGCTGATGCTGGGCTCGGTGATGTAATCGTGAACGCCCTGAAGCAGTACAACAGGCGTAGCGGCCCGATTCAGGTGCAGGTGGCATAGTGGCCACAACCATTGTTCAATCAGGCGACTACCTGCTCGAACTGGATACTGGATTTCAAGTTGACGCATTCTTGCTCAATGACGCGCTGAAAGGCGTTCTAGACAATACCCAATATGTGTTGGATGGCACGACACAATTTGCCGACATAACAGAGTTCGCAACCAATATTCAATACAAACGCGGCCGCCAACGAACCGACGATCAATTCGGTGCAGGCACCATGTCATTCACAATGCTTGACGAAACAGGCATATTGGGCCCTTACGACAGCACCAGCCCCTACTACGACCCGGCCAACAATGAGCCAGGACTAGCGCCACTTCGCAAGGTTCGCCTGTCGCGTGATGGCACGTATTTATTTACAGGCATTGTCACTGGATACGACTACTCATTCAGCCTGGGCAATTTGGATACTGTCAATGTGCAATGCGCTGACGAGTTTTACAAATTGGCACAAACGCAGCTCGATACCTACAACGTCAATGCTGAACTGTCTGGCACTCGCGTAACCAACATCCTTGACCGCACCGAGGTTGATTACCCTGCTGGTACTCGCAGCATCGCCTCAGGCACCGTTGAATTGGGTGGTGTCGGCGCATACAGCATCGAAGCAGGCACCAACACGCTTGGCTACCTGCAACAAATCAATGAGGCCGAGCAAGGCCGACTGTTCATGGCTGCTGATGGCACATTGACGTTCCAAAACCGTATTGGCACCACGCTGAGCGCACCTGTGGTCAGTTTCAGGGATGATGGCACAGGTGCCGGGTACACCGATGTAACCATCCAGTTTGATGCTGATCGAGTCGTCAACCGCGCCTATGTTGAGCCTTTGAGTGGCAGCAGCGCTACCGCAACCGACAACGCCAGCATCGCCAAGTACTTCATCCAGTCAAAATCAATCACCAACAGCTTGCTGCACATCTCAGGCGAAATCACAGCCTTAGCCAACTACCTGCTTGAACCTGAGCCTGAGCCGCAGTACACCAGCGTCACTACGACATTCAGCCGCTTGACCAGCACACAGCGTGATGACGTGGCCAGCGTCGATATCGGTGACACGATCAGCATCGAGAAACAGATACCAGGACTGAACAGCCAGATTGCTGAGGAGTTGGCGGTAGAGGGCATCGAGGGCCGCATCACAGTGTCAGGCGGCCACCAAATCACATTCTTCACCAGCCCCACAACGATTGTTTATGAACTGATATTGGATGACGCAACCTTCGGTGTGCTTGATAGCACCAACGTATTAGGCTGAGGTATCTATGGCTACACCGTTTCCATTCACGGCCGGGCAGGTGCTGACAGCAGCACAA